GCTCCCACTGTATTGGAAAATGATGTAAATAGAACTAAAGGATCATTTGGTGATCCAACCAATCCTCTTGATTTCTTAAGTAAACTGCAGGAAAATGTTTCTGCTGGTATTTCTGAAATTACTGGTATGGATCAAAAAATTCTTTCATCTATTGAGGATGAAGAAAAGAAGAAACTTAGTGGATCATTATTTAATCAAGACCTTAAGCAATAAATTCTTATGCCTATCATAGGAGACGTATTTGGATTAACCTCTATTTACGAGAAACAAGTAGAAAATATTGATAATAATAACTTTGAGAGTTGGCCGGAGAGTGCTACTTATGGATACTTTGGTGGTGGTTCAAGTATTCCACCTGGAACACTTAGAACAAGAGTAGATCGTCTTGACTTCTCTAATGAGACCACATCAAGACCAGGTAATAATTTATCTGAAGCAAGAGGTTATTTGGCAGCAGTCTCAAGTAGTTCTTATGGTTACTTTTGTGGTGGTACAGAAGACAATCTATTTTCTATATCTAAAGTAGAACGTATTGATTTTTCTAATGAAAGTTTATCATTACCTGGTAATGATTTACCTGAAGCAAGATATTATTTAGCAGCAGTCTCAAGTAGTTCTTATGGTTACTTTGGTGGTGGTTTTGCTCCACCTACTGTTGACACAATAGACCGTATTGATTTCTCTAATGAAACCACATCAGCACCAGGTAATGATTTACCTCAAGCAAGAAGTTCTTTAGCAGCAGTCTCAAATGGTTCTTATGGATACTTTGGTGGTGGTTTTACTCCACCATCAACTTATTTGGACACAATAGACCGTATTGATTTCTCTAATGAGACTTTCTCATTGCCAAATAATAATCTACCTGAAGCAAGAAGTTCTTTAGCAGCAGTTTCAAGTAGTTCTTATGGTTACTTTGGTGGTGGTCAGGCTCCACCATCAACTTATTTGGACACAATAGACCGTATTGATTTCTCTAATGAGACTACATCAGCACCAGGTAATAATCTACCTGAAGCAAGAAGTGCTTTAGCAGCAACTTCAAGTAGTTCTTATGGTTACTTTGGTGGTGGTAGTCCAAAAGTTGATACAGTAGACCGTATTGATTTTTCTAATGAAACCACATCAGCACCAGGTAATAATCTATCTCGAACAAGGGGTTATTTAGCAGCAGTATCAGGAGGACAATCACAAAGAATAAAAGGTTCTAGGACTTATGGATACTTTGGTGGTGGTAGTGATTCAAGTGCTACTGACACAGTAGACCGTATTGACTTCTCTAATGAGACTACATCGGCACCAGGTAATAATCTACCTCAAGCAAGATATCGTATAGCAGCAACTTCAAGTAATTCTTATGGTTACTTTGGTGGTGGATTTTTTACTCCACCAGCTGTTACTTATGACACAGTAGACCGTATTGATTTCTCTAATGAGACTACATCAGCACCAGGTAATAATTTACCTCAAGCAAGATTTCTTTCAGCAGCAGTCTCAAGTAGTTCTTATGGTTATTTTGCTGGTGGTGGTCCGGGTGCTCTTACAACAATAGATCGTATTGATTTCTCTAATGAGACTACATCAGCATCAGGTAATGATCTGCCTCAAGGAAGATCTAGTTCAGCAGCAGTCTCAAGTAATTCTTATGGATACTTTGGTGGTGGTCAACCAGGTTATGTTGACATAATAGAACGTATTGATTTTTCTAATGAAACTACATCACCAGTAACTGCTACTTTATCCCTAGGAAGAGGTAGTTTAGCAGCAGTCTCAAGTAGTTCTTATGGATACTTTGGTGCTGGATATCGTGCAGGTCCTGTTAATCCACAGATTATTCGTGACGATGTAGACCGTATTGATTTCTCTAATGAGACTACATCGTCACCAGGTAATGATCTACCTGAAGCAAGATATACTTTAGCAGCAGTTTCAAGTAGTTCTTATGGTTACTTTGGTGCTGGTCAGGCTCCAGCACCTCAAGGTGGTACTCAAGACATAGTAGACCGTATTGATTTCTCTAACGAAACCACATCAGCACCAGGTAATAATTTACCTCAAGCAAGAAGTTTTTTAGCAGCAGTCTCAAACTAAAACTAAATAAAATACCTCTAGATTATTATAATATGAATGATATACTTAGAAATGTATTGATACAACCAAAAGTTGTATCAAAGGAAGGAATTGATTTTTTAATTAATCATGCAAAAAAAGCACCCAAAGATAAAATGGGTGTGTTTGATGGAGATAAGGCAAATGAAAATAAAGAAGATCATCCATCAAGAGTTGATTTGAGTGTAAGAAATGTAGATTGCTCTGATATCTCAAAAATTATTAGTGAAGTTAAAGAACTTTATGATAATATTGTTCATCATGTAATCAATCCTTTTTATGAGTTTAAGATAAGAGATAGTGAACTCCCTCAGTTACTTGTATATGAACCAGGAGGACACTATAAGTCTCATTATGATGCAGTATCAAGGTGGAAAAACCCTGATGGTTCTATCATATGGAAGAAATCTGTAGATAGAGATTTATCTACAATTCTTTTTTTAAATGATGATTTTGAAGGTGGAGAATTTGTATTTCCAGATCTTAGAGTTCGTATCAAACCAGAACCAGGATTATTAGTTGCTTTTCCATCTTCACAGTTTTATCTTCATAAAGTAGAACCAGTTATCTCAGGAACTCGTTATGCGATGGTAAACTGGATGACTGTTCAAGGTATGCCTACGAAAGCAGATATTGATAAAGAGATATCAGATAAATACAATATAAATGTGTACTGATAAAAAATGTCTCAATTAATTAAACACTTTTTAGTGGATAGAGATACTGGAGAATGGATAAGAGGTGATATAAGAGGATATGTATTTCCAAAATTAAAAGATTTGGAAATTGTCTATCGTTTAACTGATGCGAATGGAGATCATATTTGTTTATCAAGAGTTCCAGAGTATTTTGAGTATTCAAAAACTGTAACTCCAGCAGTCTTAGCAGAGTATCAGAGTGATTCAAGTATCACTGTAGTAAGTTCTACAGAAAGACAGGTTGAAAATCCAGTCATAAATGAAGAAACTGGAGAAGAAACAGGAGAAACAACCACAGTAACTGTACATGACGTAACTTACAGAGAAACAAATACTATCGTAGAAAATGATGGAATTGAAATTTTAACTCAAGAAGAATGGGATACTGAAATTTCTAATTATGATGCAAGGCAAAGTCAAAAAAGATATGATGAAATAAGAATAATTAGAAATGAAGTTTTAAAAGAAACTGATTGGATTACTGCAAAATCAACAGAAGATGGAAGTGTCTTAACAGAGGAATTTAAGAACTGGAGACAGTCTTTAAGAGATTTACCATCGGTTGGAATAACAACGGATGTTTTCCCTGCTTCTCCATCCTCTGTTGAAGTTGATGCAAATATCACTAAAGATTATTCTCAAAAATTAAGATCTATTGTATTAATTAATGACACTCTTCCAGCATTACCTGAATCAGAAAATTTACGTGCTGAGTAAGTCATAACATTTTTGATTTCTATCAAAGGCATAATCAGCATAAGGACCATTTTTTCTTACATAATGTAAAAATAATTGCATAAATCTATCATTTTCATGAGTTCTCAGAGGACTTCTCCAGTGAGGAACTATTGTTCCTAGGTATGCAACACCATCACACATGGGTGTTACAACTTCTCTTCTCTTTCCTGTAAGGTCTTTAAGTTTAATAGGCCATTCTGCATCACCAGAAATATTCATAGTTACTGATACTTCGCAAGATGGTCTATCTGTATGACAATTCATCCATCCTTTATTATGATACGTTGTTGTAAACCAATAAGATGGAATTAATTCTTCATCTAATAGTTCTTCTAAAATTGGTTTGACTCTATGAACTACAAAAGTTGATGATGGTGGTGCATAGCAAGTCATTACATTTCCTCTTTCAGGATCATAATGAGTTTTAAGACCTCCAAGATCTTGTACTGCACCCATCAAGTTTTTATATTTAATCTGTATTGCTTCTTCCTTACTGATAATCTTTGGAAGATAATGCCATCCTTTTTTTGCAAAAGTACTCATAGTTATTAGTATCAGATATTACTATGTATTCTATAAACTTATATCTTATCCTTCAACCTTAACAAAGATAGTCTACTTATATTTTGTCTTTCTGTCAAGATGTGTTATGATACATACAAAGAAAAAGATTTTTATGAATTTTATAGTATACTCAAAAGACAACTGTCCTTATTGTTATAAGGTCAAACAAGTATTGGAGATGACAGGAGCTGATTTTGAGTCTTTCAATCTTGGAGAGGACTTTACAAAGGGAGAGTTTTATGCTAAGTTTGGTGAGGGTTCAACATTCCCTCAAGTCATTTGCGATGGTAAAAAATTAGGAGGCTGTGTTGACACAATCAAATTCCTCAGAGAACAACAAGTCATCAGGTCCTGACATAAATAAAAGTGAAGACCACGTAAATCGTGGCGTTGACTTTTTGCTTAATGGAGGTAAAAGAAAGCAAGTACAACCATTTTATATCATCTTCGAGAAGATGGTTTGCTTTCTAAGACGGGAGGTTACCATCTATTTCGAGTTTTCCATCAAAACACGGAAAAGAAAAGTAGTATCCCGGAGTAAGAAAAATGTTAGCAGCTAGTTTAGTTTTTGGTTCATTTCTAACCGTTTTATTTCTTATTGTGGGACTAATAGGTGGTTGGACTGCTAGAGAATATATGATGAACTATCGGGAAGTACCGAGACCACACCCGGAGATGTTTGACGAACAAGGTAATTTAATACCTGATGAAGTAATCGCATTTAATTTTGAAAATTATGACTACGACAACGAAGAAGAAAACGACGAAGACTAGAGCGGTATCTTTAGATCTTCCAAAAAATCCCTTTGCCTTTGAGGTTTTAGATCTCGTATCAAAACAAAGGAGTAAAGCAAAGAAAATTGAAGTTCTTAAAAAGTATAGTGATATTTCTTTGAAAGTAATCTTTATTTGGAACTTTGATGAAAGTGTAGTATCAGCTCTTCCTGAAGGTGAAGTTCCTTATTCTGGATTTGAGGAACAGGCATCTTCAAATGGAAGTTTATCTACAAAAATCACAGAAGAAGTTCGTAGAATGCATGAAACTGATTCATTCTCTATGGGTTCTGGTGATAAAAACGGTCACACTTCTATTCGTAGAGAATATAAAAATTTTTATCACTTTACTAAGAAAGGTAATCCTGGGTTAAGTACAATTCGTCGTGAAACTATGTTCATTAACATTCTGGAAGGACTTCACCCACTGGAAGCAGAAATTCTTTGTCTATGTAAAGATAAAAAATTGTCTGAAAAGTATAAAATTACGAAGGAAATTGTTGCAGAGGCATATCCTGATATTCAGTGGGGGAATAGAAGTTAATTATGAAAGTTATTCATGAAGATTGTGATCCATCACTATCAGAAGATAGATCTCTACCCAACAATTCATTTTTAGTTGAGTATATTCAAGGAGAACAAAGTCATTTTGATATTGTTGCTGCTTCTAAATCTGTAGAAATCTTTGATCATTATTATGATAAGTATAAAAATAATTTCGTGACTATGAATCAAACTGAGGGTAGAGTTAATCCAAAGTTGTGGGGAGTGAAAGCACCTGAAACCAAAAAGCGGAAGTGATTTCAAAAATACCGGAAAAAAAATTCCCCAAAATTTTTGACCTGTAGGGTCGCTTGACTAAATAATGTGTGAGGGTCTATAATAGACCTGTCGTTCATCCCACTTTATGGGACGCAAGTAAGTCGCGGAACGGAGCGTTCATCCTATGTTTGAACTACTTTTATACTCTGGTATGATGTGTTCTGATGCTGATGCATTAATGCTCAAAATCAACAAAAACACATCAAAACTACCTCCAGAAGTGGTTGTAGAATTAGTAGAGACCGTAAAGGAATCTGTACCTGAGTGTAGTCATTATTGGGACGCAAACGATTGAAGGAACGGGAAAACGGATCCTGCGTAAGCAGAGAAGGTTAATTTCACCCTAGTATTTCAGGAGTAAGACAAATGAACACCTTAAGTCTGATCAAGAAGCAGATCAACAAAGCATCTGCAATCCATGACGCACAGATCACTCACACCGCATATCGTGGTGTTCAGTGTGAAGTTCACAAACCAGTAGAAGAGTCTCACGGCACTTTCTGCTATCGTGGTCGCACTTATGTAAAGTGATATGGAAGCACTACAAGTCACCGGGATCGTATCCTTTTGTTCTGTAGTATTTCTATCACTGATATACGGAGAGATTAAAGTTCTTTCCAAATAATCACAGAGGGGTTTCATCCCCTCTTTTTTTATGTTATAATGTGGTGAAACATCAAAGTATTATGGAGAAAGAAAGACTTAAACTAATTGTAAGAAATCTTGAATTGCTTGTAGATTCACTCAAGGCAGAAGTGTATTCTGATGTGGATGCATATGTCACTAAGGAATCTTCTTCGAAAGTGTTAGATTATGATGAGGTCTTTGAGGATGACGATGACTAGAGAACCATACGATTGGCATACAAAACTTGAAACTGGAGAATATATTCGTAAATGGAATGGGTATCTTCCATTTTATGCTGGATGTTTTTATGGGCACGACGTTGTACTTGGCGGAGAAGAAAAGTTTCGCCAATGCCATGATTTCTATTCTGGAATTGGAGATATGGACTGGTGGATTAAAGAAGAACTTGATAAACTCACATCCGAAGAACAAGAAGAACTTCTTTCTATCTTGAAAAGAAATAAGGCATTTGAGGAATATAAGAAAACAATTGTTCCAGAATTAGCAAAATTATTGAATGTTGAACCATATCAAATTCATAGAGTACGAAACAAAGATTTGTATAACTTTTTGAATTTGATACACTCTAAAGCAAATCCAAAAGATATGTTGGAGGGAAATTATTATGAATTATGATGACTGATACAAAAAAAGCAAAAGAACTTATAAAGTTGCTTGAACGATTAATCGAGCAGAATCATCTCTACAGTCAAGAAAGAATCATAGAGATGAAATCACAATTACGTGCAGTAAAACAGCAGATTGCTGATATTGAAAAAGAAAATTCTAAAGGATTTGGTAAATGAGTGTAAAACTGGTAAGT